CCTTTGAGCAACATACCTGCCAATAGCCATGTCACTGCTAAAGATGCTGTTGAGGGTGTCATCAGAATCAATAAGAACACAGCTTGCAAATTGCCTGAGAGTTGTTCTAACTCCTGCCATGATGGGAGTTGGAATGTTGATTTTGTGCTTTGAGATTGCGTCATAATACCTTTTTACATAATCCATTCTGGTAGATAAAGGATACTCAGCAAACAATGTCATTGCAATTAGCATGTACATATATTGAGGAGTTTCAAAAACTTCTCCAGAACTACGGTCTTGAACCAAATACTTATCGACTACTTGACGAAGACCAGCGTATGAAAAAAGATAATCACGATGATGGTCAATCCACCCATTAACTTTTACCCAATCTTCATCCGAATACTTGTCTAAAATTTCTTCATCATATACTTTTAAAATAGTTGCATTGTAAGCAGCTACATCAAACACTGATGGCATACCATCTTTCCAAACATTCTTATTGAATACTTGTTTACGAAGAGCAAACAACAAAAGTCGTGCTGCTACGAATTGATAGTTTGGAATATCAAGAGAAATAAGATCACTAGCAGAACGAATAAGAATTTCTTGAATTTGTTCTGTAGTAATGCCATCATAGAATTGAATGCCAGAATTCATTTCTACTTGAGAAGAAGATACTCCAGCTAGACCTTCACATGCTTCATCAACCATTCGATGAATTTTATCTAGGTTGAGAGGCTCAATAGAACCATCACGCTTTTTAACTTTAATCCCGTTGCTCATACTTTCTTCCATTCAGATAGTTTTAGTTTTGCTTCTAGTCCATGGTAGGTATTCGATTCTACCATACTTTGCACGTCATGTCCAGCCATGACCATATCATTGATATCTTTTTCAACAATGCTCTTGGGGAAGATAACTACTGGATAACCTTGCTCGATGGTCTTAGCAATCTTAGATACAATTTCTCTGTTCCTTGGTTCGTTGTCGAAGACGAATACGAATTTACAAGCAAGTTTGCTAAGGTCAACATCACTACCACACATAGCAATGCTATTGGTAAGAAAAGTGGAGTCGAATGGTCCTTCAGTGACATAAACAATCTCGTCAGTTTTTATTGTATCAAGACCAAACACTTTTGGTTTTGATTCATCAAGCATGATTGTGATGTATCTAATCTTTGCTTTGGGAGATAGCGACCTCCCCTGGTATCCAAATAGTTTTCCCTCTTGGTCCTTGAGTGGGATAATAATCCTCGGACTATCTTTTCTCAAAGTATCAAAAACTTTTACTTGAGAGTTAGTCCATTCTTTAAATTTAGGACAGTAATAAAATTTTTCCAGGTATTTAATTTTTCGGTTTTCTAAGTACTCCCGTGCTGGGTGTGTAATATTTAGTTCCGAGATCTTTTTCAAATCTAAAGAATTTTCACGTTTGCTGATAAATTTTGGTTCCTGAAAATTCCAGTCAGGATTTGGTGTTTGAGATCCTTTGCCAGTAAGTCCTTCCTTGTATCTTTCAAGGACATACTGATCATATAGCAAAGGACTGTGATCTTTCAAGAAGTTAGTAAACGTTCTTCCTACACCACAATTGTGGCACTTAAAAACAGTGTCGTTCTTCTTCTTGAAGAAGTATCCTCGTGCTTTGTTTTTATGCTTTTGACTATCTCCACAATAGGGACACCTAAAGTTGTAGAGATCAGATTTCTTCTTTGAAAATAATTGAAGCTGTGGCGAAACTAAGTTGATGTACTTAATGTCAATGTAACTCATTTACGAAGGGTCGGCTCGCTCCCTCCATTATAGTGCATCGGCATGAGGTTGTCAACGAATGGGACCACGAACCCCACAATCAAAACGGCAGCTCCAACCAGAGCTGCCGCCTGCCATTTGAATTTAGATAACTCAGCGATATTAGCCTCTACTGTTTCTAATCTTTTGATGACAGTAGCATGTTCTTTTGAGTTTTGCTCTTTAACATCGTCAATCATTTTGACGATAAGCTCATCTGTCTTCACACTTTGTTCAATCTTTTCATCATGTTTAGTAAGAATATTAGCAATGTGTTGATTAGCATCGGATATTTTATCCACTGCTGTTTCCAACTTGTCTAACATTTCCCTAGAAAGTGATTCGTAGATGTTTAATTTAGATTCCAATACATCTAGTTTTGCTATATCTTTATTATTAAACATCTACGTAGCCTACTAAACGTTCTTTACTGCAAACTCAAGAGCACTTTGGAATGTAACAGCATCTTTATTCAGCATATAACGATATTTATCTTTATTAGCATCGTCAAGCTGAGCGTAAGCAGCGGCAATACGCTTAGCAGAGAAGTTGTCAAGATTCTGTTGAGTGCCATCACCAAAAGTAATCTTGGCAAATTCAGTTTCTCCACTTGGGTTTAGTTCGGATGTAGCAACACGAAGTGCAACTTCAAGAGCGTCTACAGTAGTTGTTGATTCATTCATAATTTCACCTTGGGGTTCATAAGAGTTTTTCATGGATACTTTTTGTTGTTGTGTTGCTGCTTTCTTTTTGAAATCAGAAAGGCGTGCTTTAACTAAGGTATCCATTTCCTTAGTTTTTTGCTGCATTTTTGATTTTGCTTCGGCTCTCTTTTTCTGGAGATCCTTAGCACGATTTAACTTTTTCTGTTGCGTAATTTGTTTTTGTGCTCTCTCGGTTTCCGAGGGAGCCGCTTCAGAAATTAAGTTTTCTAATTCTTCTTTCATTTTCTTTCTTCGGTTGATGCGAGAGAGTAAACTTTTTGCTCCCTTTGAACGTCCGTCAATGTAATCTTTATTTGCTTTTTTATATGCTCTATGTGATCGTGGTTTTACGAACACTAAAGCAGGTGGCATGGATAATGCAGATCCATCACCTGCTTTCATTTCATTCAAATTAGATTCAGTTGCTTCAGACATTCTTGATTGATATTATCGTTAAGGGGTTCTGGTAATCTATTTAGGAACAGTAGAAATGCTTTCAATAATGGCCAATACGTTGCTTCTATTTTAAAAAATAAAAGTGGCGTGGCAGCATCATCAAAAGCATTATACATGAGAATAATATGATTTAAAATAAGATGAGTTTTCAATTCACCAGTTGTTTCATATCTTTTAAATAATCTTTTGATATATTTGAATCGATTCAAATCTTCTTCAAAATCCTCATACGTTACCGATGTTGGATTATCATAATGTTTCATTGCAAACATGATCCAATTATCTTTAGTCAACTCATCAAAAATCATACATTAAATCATGCAGCGGTAACTGTAAGTGTTGCTGTATTAGAGATAACCTCTTCAGCACCAGCAGATGATGTAAGCTTGACACGATACTGGTAACCACTTGAAGTTGTAGTAAGTCCAGTAAGAGCAAGGGAAGAACTAGTAGCTCCAGATACGTTTGTCCACTTAGCTGTGCTGCTTGTTCTACGCTGCCACTGATAGACAAGAGAACCAGTTGTAGCAGATGCAGTGACACTGAATGTTGCTGCTGCAGTTGCAACGGTAGCAACAGTAACAACAAGATCGTTGGTTGTAGCAGCTCCGCCAAGTAGATCACCAGGAATAGTGATAGTATCGGTAGCAGCAAAGTTTGCACCACCAGCATTAACAGTAACTGTATAAGTTCCGCCAGATCTAGAAATTCCAAGTGACCATGTACCAGATGGGGCAGCACCACCAGAAACATTAGCGACTGTTACACCAGCAGTTGCATCAGTAATGGTGTAAGATCCAGTTCCAGTAGCAGCAGTTCCAGCTCTAGTTACAGTTAGAATTGCACCAGATGGAGTGCTAGTCGATTGATTAGATGGCTGACCAGAAATAGTAATAGCTGATGCTACGTCTGCTGCTAGTGTATCATCAGATTGTGTTTCTGAAGCATTAGCTTCTGGATCAGCAATAGTTACTAAATGCTCTGCTTTGTGGCGAGTATTTCCATCACAATCAGTAAACGTATAATATGCCCACCAGCCTGGAGCATTAAGTCCACGTAGCTTATTTTCTGATAGAGCAGCTTCAGTATTATCTACAAATACAATTGTTTTTGCCTGTGATGATGCAGCGACTCCACGACCAGCTTTGGTTACGTTAGCGTTTGAATCATCTTTCCCGTATAGAGACATTTAATTTCTCCAAATTGAACTTTATATCTAAGAAATATTTATAAAAAAAGGGGAGTTACCTCCCCAGGAATTATATTTTTTAAGTTTAAATCAGCAACCTTTTAGAAGTGCTGCTCTTACAGTACCAGCAATTACATTATCAATATCATTGTCTGTGGTATTTACATAGCGATCAAGTAGTTCTACTACAAGACGCTTAGTGTGGCAAGAATTCATTGCTGCAAAAATAATTGGTTTTAGAACCTCTACTACTACTCCCATAATATCCTCCTTATGTTATTTCGGGTTTCCCTTTTTTATTTATTCTTTCTCTTGACTTCTCAGTGCCTTAAGAACATACTTCTTATTCTTTTTTCTCGATTTATCTGCATGATCTACATCAGTAGGAAGATTGGGCATTACCTCAACGGTTGCCCCTTTCACTTTTTTTCTTCTTCAATCTCCTTACGAATTTCAGTATCTTCTTTCATCTTTTTCTTAGCAGCAATAATCTTGCTTACCTTTCCACGACGAGCGGCAAGATACTTATCCGACTTATCATGATCACCATCATTATCAATATCCTTATCTTCTTTACCAAGAGGATCAAGTTTCTTTTCAGTAATTTCAAATTCCTCTTTGGTTGCTTTCTTTTTATTCTTTTCTTTCCAAGCAGTAGCATAAGCGATTGACTTTTCCTTTTCGCTTACACCACCTTCAGAATAACCTTTTTTAATATGCTTAACCATACGCTCATACTTTGCACCTGGAGGTGCCTTCTCATCGAGCATTAGTTCACCGATTGGTTCATAACCAGCCTTTACGCAGTTATCAACTGTCTTACCACCTTTTTGTTTAGTGCCCATTCTTTTGTATCCTTTCCAGCAAGCTTTGCCATCAAGACCTTGCTCTTTACCTTCAGAATTCTTCTTTTCAAAAACATAATGAACATCGTCAACAAATACGTTGAATACTTCATCCATCTTTTCGTTTTCTTTTTTCTCCTTCTTTTCCTTCTTCATTTCACCATGAGAAGAACCACATGATTCATCCATCTTATCTTCTTTCTCATCACAAGAGCAAGGATCTTTCTTACATTCTTTACACTTCTCTTCTTTAGTAAGAATACTTGTGTTGCGAATTGTAGCTCCATGTGATTGTTTAATTCCAGATCCAGTACGAAGATCTACTGCAGGATCTGCTGATGCTGCACCTGCTTTTGGATCTTTCTTCGCAGTTGTATCTGTATTTTCTTTCTTCGGAAGCGTGGGAATACCTTCTTCAGAAACTACTTTATCACCACCAAGATAAGCAGCGGTTGATTCAATTAATGCTTTAGTGAAATCATCATAATGACGAACTGTTGTCGTTGGTTTCTGTCTGTCCATTTGTAAAGAATATACTTTTTTTCCTTTCTTTATTTATGTTTTCAGATACATTGACTTCACGTATATCTTTTACCCATGCACGAAACATCTGTCCACCTTCTGTAATAGCAATTACATAGTTAGTTCCAGAACGATGAATACGTCCTTTCTCTCCAGTAACTACAGACATAACATAGTCACCTTCTTGGAATACTTCTTTTTGAATATAACGCTCACGAAGAGTTTCTTGTCTCAGCTGTTTAAAATTTTTCATTAGTACAACTTCCCATGAGGAGCAAATTTATTTCCAACTTTTAATCCAAGATAATACATATCAGTCCAAAATTCATTTTGATCATTGATTTGAATAGCAGCACTTAAAAATTTTAATTCCATTAATTTAGTTATAGCATAATATGGTTTATCATTTTCGTAAAGATTTAATATAGCATCGTCAAATTCATTAAATGAAATATTTGATGATATAACCTTTTTTTGTTTTAGAATATTCACCAGTTGTTTATACTCATTTTTATTTCTCTCATAGTTTTCACTGGTTAAAGGATATCTTTTATAGTTATTACTAAAATTTTTCCCATAATTTTTCATTAAATCAGAAAGATCTTTTATCACAACTTTACCACCCTTTCCACCAGATTTTTTTATAATAACTTCAAATTTTAAATTATCTGGTTTATTTTGTCCTGTGTTATTTGTAATTTGAATTTTATCTCCTCCGTCAAATTCAACTTTACATTGAAGTTGATCTAGAGAATATTCGATATTACTAACAACATTAATATTAGTATTATCCCTAACTAAAGATTCTACCCCATCTATATCTACATTAATGTAAATAAATTTTGCATCCCCAGTGCCAATTTTTTTTAAAGATATTCCAATAAGTTCTTTATTTTTTATCAAAGATCTTAACAAATCATTCAACTCAATTATTGTCTGACTCCTTCTTTTTATATTTTTAGATATTTGACGTTTTATTTTGGTAATAGAGTTTTTTTTAATCATCCAAATATCTGTTGGATTCCATTGCTCATATCTAAGTTTATTTTCGGAATTTATATTTAAAGTTCTAAGGACATCTTTTATAAAATCCATAAAACTACCAGAACCATATTTAAATCTAGACCATTCAGACGATCCAAATTTTTTTAGCATCTCTTCCTGCTGCTTATAATAAGAAAGCAACCAAGCATCAGGAACACTACCCCGCCAAATTTTTTTCAACTCATTAAATTTAGGATCTCTTTTTATATCTTCAATACTATTATATCTTATATTATTGATTAACGCTCTATTAAATATCCATACAGTACCTTTTTCAGACATTTGTTCAATTGTTTCTTTAGATAATCCAGAAAAAGGATTTATCTTATTTGGCATTGTAGGTAAAAAAAATTATACAAATATTTATTAAATGGAGAATAGGAGACTCGAACTCCTGACAGCCTGCTTGCAAAGCAGGTGCTCTACCAACTGAGCTAATTCCCCAACATATATTCTACTGTGTTTGCTACATCATTCATTGCGTCACGAAGGTCTGGACGTTGACCAGATTCTTGACGAATAATTGGACGATGATCATCAACAAGAGTCCATCTCCATTGTTTCATTTGTTCGCAATACCAAAGATTGATTTTCATAATTTATAGATGAGCTAAACGGAGAGGGTGGGATTTGAACCCACGGAGGCTTGCACCTCGCTGGTTTTCAAGACCAGTGCCATAAACCACTCGACCACCTCTCCAAAAAAGCATCAGTAAGATGCATCTGTATAGTTATTTATTTCAAGTTCCTCATACTCATGTTGCCGAGGATCATAGATTGAATCTAGATCCTCTTTAGAAATGTTATGAGCAACTACTTCTTTTTGCTTATAGACGTGATAAATTTTATCGGTCGTCTTCAGCTCGGTTTTCTGAATAGAAGACATCGAACTCTCCCCCTGGATAACGCTTAAGCAGCTTGTTTACATTTGTAGAAATCACATCATCAAAAGAAACACCAAGAGCATTACAAGCTTGAGCTACATACCACATAATGTCACCCAGCTCAATAATAAGATGTTCTCGATTGTCATCGTTCCAAGGCTTACCCTGGAATACCATCTTCTTAATGATCTCAAGGAACTCACCACCTTCAGCATTGATACCAACGCCAGCAGTGAGAAGTCGTTCAATATTGGCACCTTTAGAATCCAGCTCAACAAGGCGATCAGAAAGTGCAAGGAATTCTTTAGAAGCATCAGAAGTTACTTCATCAACGAATTCAACATAACGATCAAAGTCAACGTGCTTAGTCATAGATTAGATTACGAATTGAGAAAATTTATTGAGACGGGATTGCCTATTAGATAGGTCTTCAAATGCTTCAAACGTTTCTTCTTCCTCAGTTGAGAGGATAGCAGCTCCGTCTGAATCATCTACATTATACAGCTTCATCTTCGCTCTGTCAACCCCCACAGTAAATCTTTTGTTGAAGGTGGGATCGTTATATCGGTTCTTGAGTTGTTTGACCATGATGCGACCAGACTGTTCAAGTTCCTCAGTAGCGATAAGAGCAAACATAAAGTCAGCTGTAGCGGGAAGACCAAAAGACTCGGAAGTATCGGTAAGATCAACGTCGCTATTGCCAAAGCCACTCCTAGTAGTTTGAGTAGCAGAAACAACTGGAACGTTATGCTCAACAGCGAGACCTCTAAGTTCTTCAGCGATTGCTTTAACATAAGTGTAACTGTTTACAATTTGACCTTTGTATCTTGAAGATGCACATATGTTAAGGTAATCAATGAAGATAATGTCTGGTTTGAAATATTTCTTCAAACTCAGTTCATTAAGTAATGCTTTAAAGTGTCCAGCATGTGCAGATGCAGTTGGGTATTCCTTAATAATAAGTTTACCCTGTGTCTTGTTACCAATCTCTTTAATGCGAGATGTAAAGATTGATTCTGGAAGAGAACCAATATCTTTAATATTTACATTCAAAAGATTTGCGTCAATACGTTCTGCAATCTTTTCTTCTGCCATCTCAAGCGTAATGTATAAAACATTCTTTCCTTGAGATAAACATGCTGCTGCCATATGACACATGAAAAGAGATTTACCAACACCAGTTCCAGCAAGTGCAACGTTTAGTGTCTTGTTAGGTAAACCACCTTTCGTAATGAGATTGAACTTCTCAAGATCAAAAGGAATCTTTTCTTCTTTTAAATGATAATAGTCATAACGTTCGGTAGCATTTTCAACGTAGTCGTGACCTACGTGTTCATCGAACGATACTGCCAAGGCTTCTTGTAAGATACTTGGGATCGCATCCTTTGATACTTTTTGATTGCCTCCATCTGCGATCTTGATCGACTCAAGGAGAGCGAGGTAGATGGCTCGGTCTTTACACCATTTTTCTGTTGTGTCCAGAAGCCAGTTATATTCAACTTCGACTTCACTAAGTTCTTTAATTGTTTTAACTGCGTTTTGATAAACTTCTTCACTTAGATCTTTCCTTGTTTGTAAGTTAATATCTAGAATTTCTGATGTTGGTTGTGCTTGATATTTACTAGCAAAATCCCAGATCTCTTCGTAGATTACTTTTTCACAATGTTCTTCAAAGTATTCAGGTTTAATAAAAGGAACTACCTTGCTATAGTAGTTCCTGTTAAACAATAAGTTTCTTAAGATTGTTTGTTCAATCCTCTCCATCGTCTTCTACTCCATAAAGAAATTCTTTTTGTGCCTGCTGGTCAAGAATTTCCATTAGATCAGGAGTGAAGTATTGTTCTGGGTTTTTGAGAATTTCTTTGCCATAGATTTTCTTGCCATCAATTTCATATCTGCCAGCAACATTCTTCCAGATGCCAGCACGTTCGCCCAATTCTAGCAGACCATAGTGCTGCTGTAAACACCTCTCGTCAAAGAAAAGGCGTGTTTCGACTTTGGATCCTTCTCTTGTTAGACGGGACTTCTTCGCCTCACATTTAATAATGTTTCCGATAAGTTCTGTTCCGTCTTTTTCTTTTTTCTTTCCGAGATAAATGATTGTGCTAGCAGAATACTTAAGACCACTACCACCGCCCATCTCTTTCGTAGGAACGTAAGCGCCAACAACGTCATAGGTATGATTAGTAACGAGCATGGGAATGTTTGCTTTACCGAGTTTCAATGTAAGAATTCGGAATACAGATTTGATCAATTGAGCTTTGGTCATATCACGAACGTTCTTATCGTTCGATGCATCTTCAACTTCTTTATTGGTGGCAAGCATACCAAGAGAATCCAACACAAACATAAGTGGTTTGCGTTCTTCCTTTGGCTGTTCCATGTATTTATCGATGATCCGAACTGCCTGAGTTCTAAACTCTTCGATAGTATCTACAGGGAAAATAACAAGTCGCTTAGAATCAATATTGCGACTTTCAATCATCTGCTTACTAATAGCAGATTCTGTTTCAAAATAAATGACTCCAGCATCGGGATCAGTATTGAGGAAATGGCGAACAACGGAAAGACAGAAGAAAGTTTTACCTGTTCCACTTTCTCCAGCAAGAGCAGTAATTTTGTTAGATGGAATTCCACCAAATAATGATCCAGATACTAATGCATTAAATACATAACTGCCAGTATCAATATAAGATTCAATATCGCCAGCAGCAACGCCATCGGCAGCAATAGAAGCAAATTCGTTTTTGCTGTCTTTAATTACTTGAGATAAAAAGTCCATAGGTTATGAGAAAAAACTAAGAAGGGATACTTTGCGTTCGGCAGTCCAGCCGATACATTCTAGCACATTCCGAAGAGGATCGTAGAATGACTTTTCAAATTGTAAATTGTAATCTACATACTTGTCAAGATTAAACTCTTTAGGAATTGTGCCAAAGAAACTAATCACATTTTCATTAATAGGATTAGGAGTTTTGAGATAGATAAATTTTATTTTTTCTCCCTCTTGGATAAGAGGGTACTTATGAGTAAGTTGATGCTTGCGAACGTAGTGATTATACAATAATGCACCTCGGACTTGAACAGGTGTGCTCTTTGTATAAATGTCTGCAGTGCTTTTATATTTGCTGAGACCATTACAACCTCTAGGAAATGCGATGTTTAAGTAATCTTGTTTCCGAGTTTCTTCTTTTACCAGATCAATAAAATCAAGGATCTCATCATTTGATTGATTGATGATAATTGTATATGCTTTGAGAAGTTTATCTCGGAAGTATGCTGGAGTGGAAGAACGTGCCGTTTCCATACCACAGATTTTCATCTTAGGTTCTTTGTAACGCACACCTTCACTATCCCATACGTTGAGAACATAACGTTTCTTCGCAGTCCAGAAACCACGATTAGCAATGTTCTCCCGTTTCATCTTCATCTTTTGGTCGTATGCTTTGACGTACTCCGCCAATTTTTGGTAAGAACTTTCAATATACTTTTCAAGTTCCATTTCACAGACCTTATCAAGGAATGAAACAATGCTCTCATTAGATTTCTCTCGTCCACTGAATATCTTTTGTACCAAAGGACCAAGATTAAGGTACATAGAATCAGTATCACAAGCAATAACATAATCTACTCCATCAGTTTTCAGAATTTTATTAAGATACTTGTTTGTGCTTTTCTCAATCCAGCGAATGGATAATTGTCCAGACAAAGTAATTGCTTCTGCAATTTCAAGTTTGTAGTATCGAAAATGCTCGTTACCAATAGCACCATAGGCAGAGTTGAGTTGAATCTTACGTGCCATCTGAATGTTATTACAGCGGGCAATCTCTTTCTTCAATTCAACTGATGGATTGTTTTCATATTCTTGCTTTGCCTTAAGCATTTTCTTTTTGTAGATCACACGTTCATCGTAGATCTTTTGCATTAGCTTAGGGAGAAATCCCTGATATTCATTTGTGTAGAATGTGCCATTAGCACACAGCGATTGACCAACAATATCTGATGTATCAATCTCTTCATTTAATAGTTTATCCACACTCGCATTTGGATGTCTTTGTGGAAGAAGAGTTTCTGGAGAGATATTGTATTGCATGATCAAGTGTGGATACAGTGAGTTCAAGTCAAAGTTCACTACCCAATCATACAAACCAGGAACTGGTTCTTTCACAAATGCACCAGCATACTTAGCAGATTTATGACTTTCCTTTTTGGGAGGAATTACAATGTTCTGTTCTGCAAGATAAACATAGATGATGTTATCCCACATACGAACCTGCGAGTAAACATCTTCGTAGTTTACCTTAGCATCGTATGCCATAACCACAGCAAGTTCTAAAAGCTTCATCTTGTCGTCTAGTTTATCCACTAGGCGAACGTCATGAATGTTATACTCAACAAACTTTTGCCAGTTGTTAGTATAGAACTCCTTGAATGTATCAAACTCACTATGATCTAGTTTCTTTTCTCCAAGTTCTACTTCACAAATATGATCGAGTCGATATGACTCCTGGTTGGTGTAAGTGAACTTGCGATAGAGTTCAAGATAATCCAAGGTGGCAATGCCACTAATATCATAAGCAATCTGCTTACGACCTTTGATATAGATTTCCCTGCAGAGAATATTACCCCAAGGAGAAATCATACGTGCTTCTTTTTCTCCAAATAGTCGTTCAACTCTGCGAAGGATATACGGAATATCAAATAGTTGAACGTTCCATCCAGTAATAATATCTGGATAATTTGAGGACCACCAGTGCAAAAATCCTTTTAGCAATCCAGTTTCAGTTTCAAAATGCATGTACTGAACCTGGGGATCTTTATTATCGAATGGTTTGGCACCAAACACAATAATGCGACCCATAGTACTATCCTTCACACTGATAGTAAGGATCTCCTGGTCAGCAGATTCGATGTCAGGAAATCCATTCTCAGCACCTGTTTCAATATCAATAGTAAAGATGCGAATCAAATTCATATCGAATTTAATCTCTTCCCCAGGATACTCTTCAAGAATATACTGATTCAAGAATCGAGTTTGACCATAGATCTGAAAGTCTTCGATCTCACCATGGTCTTCGATGAATTTTTTGGCATCTCTAATTGTTCCCTGTTGTACAGGTCTTACATATTTACCATCAAGTGTTTTCCATTCAGAAGGTTTTGCTGAAGGAAGAAACAATGTTGGATTGTATTTAATCTTGTCTTGAAATTGTTTACCATGTTCATAACCACGTACCAGAATGTTGCTTCCAGATTGTTCAATACTGGTATAAAATTTCATGCTGTTTCTTCGTCAATAACTTTTTGGTAGGATGTCAAAAGGAAAGTGTTTGGTTCTGTGACTACTGTTACATCAGATGATCTAACAACGATCTCTCGTTCATCGGAATGAAGAGGCCAAGGTCCAAGGCACTCCCCCTGAACTTGATACGGATATTTTAACACACAATCAGGATCCCCAAACTCTACTTCAGGAATTTCTGAAACATTTGCAACAATCCAATCACCATCAAATTTTATAAGTTTGATCATACTACTTCAGGATTAATTACTTTCGCAATATCTTCTTGTTGTTGTCTTTGGTTTTCAGTCATTTGTTCATACTGCTCAATTTTAGCTTGGTATGCTTGAGCAAGTCCTGGATCTGGTTGTCCAATAGCAAGAACACCATCATAAGGAATTTTATATTGGATGTCAATAGAATACGGACACCACTTACTAAACTTTACCTGAAGATCTTGTTCTGGATTTTCTGTATTATTAACATTGACCAAATACAATTCATAAGGATGACTCATTACAAGACAAATTCCTTTTTGCTCTTCTCCTTCCCCTTCAAATGCTTCTTGAAGAATTGTGATTAATTTTTCACCAGTTTTAAGAACAACAATAGACGGATTAAGTTTTTGAGATTCAGTTGTCATTTTAATTTTCCTCTTGATTTTCAATTACGTTTGGTTCAGCTCCACCATCGATTGGATAATATGGTTTTACAATTTCCACATATCTATTTAAAATAGGATCTGTAGGATCTCCCATAGTCATCACTTGATCAAATGGCATTCTATATGCGAAATTCTTTGTAAAAGGCATCAATGCCGTAAATACAATTTTTGGGTCTTCTGGAGTGCTTCCTTCATCAAAGGAAACAACAAAGGGAACTTCAAACAAAAAACAGTACGGAGTGTTATCGTCTGTTTGTAGTTCACTAACTTTTGCAATTACCTGCAGTTGATTTCTCAGAAGAACTATTTTAATTGATTCCATAGTCCAAATTATATACTAAGCTATTATAGCACACAAAGTAAAATGGGGCAAGTGCTGATGCTGACCAGCTTTGCCCCGTGCGCCGACGATACGATTTATTTATGCTTCCATAAGAAGTTGCTTCTCACTTGTTCCAATCGTATAAGTAGTTTTCTTCTGATGGTCTGGTACAATTTTTTCTAAAGAGATTGTCAAAAGACCATCAGCAAAATCTACAGAGGATACTCGGACATCATCGGCAAGTTGCCAGGAATGGTTGAAGGAACGCTTCGACAATCCTTTATGAATGTACACTCGTTCAGGATCTCGTTTTTCAACTTTGGAGGCAACTCGGAGAATGTTCTGTTCAGTAGATACTTCGATCTCCTCTGCTTTAAATCCTGCAAGAGCGATTTCAATTTCGTAATTGCTGCCATCGTGTTTGATTAAATTGTAGGGCGGATAACTGGTATTGTGTCCAGACATTGCCTCTAGACGATTAAACACATCGTCTAGACCTACTGAAAATGGGGAATAGATATCCCAGGTGTATTTAGTCATGGTGTCTCCTTAAATAAGCGAGGTTTAAATTAGGATCCTTAATCGGCATCCGTAGCGTATGGGCGGTCATTGACCACGTACCCATCACATACTAATTATAACACATCATAAAAAAAGTGGGGTGTTGGAAACCCCACAATTTTATACGGTCATCAGGATAGTATATCCTTGTTTTCTATACCAATCAAGATGAGATTTTCCCCATGGTATGGTTAACCACTTAACTTCTTTGTTAGGAGTTAACACCATCATGGTTAATGTTCTCATACCTCAGTTTTCTTTCTTCCAATATTATACTTGCTTTCAAGAGTCCAATCATCTTTATCTTTAAATGAAAGAACTTTAATTTGATTGAGTGGAGCAACATCCTCAATTTTATCTGGAGTTACTACTTCAATAAGACCCCAATCAGAAAGTAACTGGATAATACGATTGCGACGCTGAACGTCATTGAGAGAAAGATTTGTCTTTTTTCCATCGAGAGCAAAGAGTTCTTTGAAATGCACGATGTAATACTTACCTTGTTTATGTAAGATATGACATGATTGGTATAGTTTATGTTCTTTTCTAGAAGCAACTCCAATGCGAGTTAGGGTCTCACGAACCTTGAGAAAATCATCAGGTTGACCCAGAGCAACTTCTACCATATCAGATTGTTGCCATTTAATTTCAATGTCAGTTGTCATTTTGTTCCGCCTTTATTCAATGCTTGTTTAATTAGATCAAGTTGTTCTGTCGTGAGAATCCTCAATGCTTCTAGAGATTTTGCATGGTTATAACCATAATACTCTTTTACTAATTCAAGATGCTCAAGTGTTTGTTTTTTTACCCAGGGACTAAATCGTTTCCTTGGCTTCAAACTATTTATATAAAAGTCATACTGCATCTTCTTATCCAATTCTGGATAACGATTCATTTCGTTAGCATAAAGAATGCTATCAGTATGATAAGCTAAACATTTATTAATAATAAAAGGCGGGTAACTTTTTACAGCATCAGGATCATCCATGATATTTTTCTTGGATTGATTGATGCTATAAAGATAATCTTTAAGTTCAACTTTCATAATCAGGTTCGTGGTACTTCAAAAATTCACGGAAAGTCATTTTCATTTCCTTTTGGGTCATGCCACAATGAGCAGCTGCAGCAGGAAGATTCATTGTAGCACGAAACAATGCCCAGTTTGCTTCTGCTACATTTTCAGGTGTTGTCTTATTCATAGATAACGAACCTCATTAACATACCCAGCTTGAATAGCTGTTAGAATCATATTATGAGAGTAACTATCTTCTTTTGGTTTAGCAGAAAAATAGATTACATAATATGCATCTGGTTTATAAAACTTAAGTAACGCACCATTGCAAACAGCTTTCTTTACATTGTCTGTTCGTTGTGCTCCTGGTCGTTTCTTGCCACCAGATCTCCCACCTTTTGCTTCCACATACTCTGTTCGATATGGAAGATCTGCAATGTAATCAAGTTCAATGCCAATATTCCGAACACAATAATCTTTACCAACAATTATTCCATTACGTTTAATAAGATCTTGTTCAACAAAATCTTCAAACTCATCACCAGATTTTTTACTTTCGGATTGAAAATTAATCATATCAAATAAATGAGAGAATAGAATTTTTTTTCACTTTAGGAGCACTATTGATTTTGTTTGTAAAATTCCCCCCATAATGTTCCTTTGCCCATCTGGTATTTTCACCAGCAGTACCATATCTTAAATTCCATATACAATTATGAGTTGGATCATTATCAATATGATCTATAATTACAGATTCATATATCCATTGTTTTACTCCAATCGCTAAATCATTCCAAAAAAACTCTAACCTTTTTGGAGGATATTTGAAAATTGGGAGGAATGCTTCCATAACTAATTGATGGGGAGTTCTTCTATAAGCAAAACTAGTGCTAGCTTGAGAAAAATAATTTTCATTTTCTAGATATGTACCTTCAAAAAATCCTTTTGGCAAATGAATTTTTTTGTACATTGATGTTATTCTACCATTTTTATCTTTAGAAGGAGAAAATTTACAAGGTTTTTTAATCGTTGGATCAACTATTTTAGTAACAATAAGCCCGTTAGATCTAATTTGTTTAAAATGCGAGATCAAATTTCCATGACTAGAAATAGAATATCCGTCATATTCTTTACCTGCTATAACAATGTTTGTCCAGATTTCTTTCTTAATTAAAGTTTCGATATAGGAAAGAATTTCTTCATTCCAAATGTCTTTATCTCTTAAATTTTGAATGATCTCATCAACGTTTTTCATTTGAATTCACAACTCATCATAATTTCAGTAAGGCAAGCAAGAAGATTAATCTCCTGATCAGCAACAAAAGAAATTTGATACTGATATTTTGCGATAATTAAAACTGCTTCAGGAATAGAAGCTGGTTTAAGATTATCATAAAGAACCTCATACATTCTTCGCAAAACAAGATTAGGATCGTTATCGATATTTTCAACAACCCATTTCTTTACTGTAGTAAATTCTTTATTCTTTAGCGAGCGGACCAAATCATCCAGATTAATGTCGGCAATGTCAGCAAGAATAGAAGAATCAATCCGTCCGTTGGCACTGTGTCTCTGTGCTTCATTGATCAGCCTCCTCCAATCTGGATAATAACGCTTGATTAGTTTAATCAAAATTTTATCTTCGTACTCAATACTATTGTTATCAAGAATAGTTTTGAGACGTACAAAAAATTTAGCTTGAAGTTTATCTACTTCTGTGCTATTAATTTTAAAATCAATAACCGTACAACGTGAGTGCAATGGTTCAATGATTTTGTTTGGGAAGTTACAGGTAAAGATAAAGCGACAGTTGCTGTGGAACTCTTCCACAGCGGTCCTGAGCGACAGCTGAACGTCGCTGGTGGTGTTGTCTGCCTCGTCAATAATGACGACCTTGTGGGCTGCCCCAGAGGTCAATGAGACAGTTGTGGCGAATTGCCTGACCTTGTTCCGAACAGTATCCAGGAATCGTCCCTCGTCCGAACCGTTAATGACAATGTAGGATGCTCCAATCTCATCACACACCGCTTTGGCAACTGTGGTCTTTCCCACACCAGCAGAACCACAAAGGAGAAGATTAGGGATTTCTTTCTGAGCAAGGAATCCTTCAAATGATTTTTTAATATTCACTGGAAGAATACAGTCATCAATAGTATGAGGACGATATTCTTCCACCCACAAAAATTTCTTATTCATCAAGGTTCAAGAGCAATATAATAAGTGAGATCGAGAGAAGTGTGTTTCCACTCTGTAATCAGATGCTTGGAAATTTTAACATGATAATTTCCAGGAAGCAATCGAATATTTTCCATCTTCATGAAAAATTCATACTCGCCAGTGTTATCACCAGGCAACTCAAGTGAGAATACATTGCTAGTTTCATTCTCTTTATCCACCAAGCTGAGGACTACAGACCCTCCAATAGAATGAAACTTGAGATCAGCAATGCTATACACGGCGCTTGCTTTATGAAGTGCAGTAATATCTTCCTGACTAATAGTAAATTCCATATCAGCACCAGGAAATTTAATATCTTTTTCTGGTGCTGCTTTCAGGGTAATCTCAGGACTAGAGAAATAATACTTGGCACTACGACCACCACCACGAATAGTTACATATTCTGGATTGTTAAAATCTAGAACTGCATTATCAAAAAGAGACAGACCAGCAAGGAACTGGTTTAGATCATAGATACCAAAAGTTTGGGGAAATGTTTCTGCACAAGTATATTGTGCAACAGCGTTCTCACCTACACTGATTGTTTTTAGCTGGTTGCCTTCCCGAATCAGAATAGAACCATTAATGGTGGAGAAGTTTTTCAGCACCATCATTGTTTGGGGAGAAATAGTTACGTTACTCATTTAAACTCCTGGAGACCGTTTTGAGTGCGAGAATAGTGTTTATCAAAGTGAAGCAGCAGCATGGCGTAATGAATGACTTTGAGAAGGTCTCGCTTGTTAAGCCCATCCTTGTCGCCATATCGGCTGCCATACTTGAGGATGTTTGCTTGACAAAACCCAGAGGCAAGTTTCTTTGCTGCCATCAGATCAATTGTTTGAATGTCATCAAAACCTTCTTCGTCACCGCAGTAGTGACCATGATAGGTGCTGATCACATACTCTTCAATGTCCTTGAGGATTTTGTCCTCATTGTATTTCCATTGCATAATCATTCCTCCAATACATAAGACAGATCACTATGATAGCACTCTTTGATTGTGCCGTCAAGTGTTTTTACGAACAGTTTAAGGTGATGTCCACCAAGGATTTTCACGGTCTCGCCGCTCGTTAGAACGGCGAGGTTACCAACATACCCGTGAAACTCAGATGATTCCTTCTTGGTTTTCATTTACAGTTTCTACCTTTTCATCAATTGCATTGTAGAGAGAAAGAAACGATTCCTTGGTCTCATCATCAAAACGATTCACACAAACTTCGATTGCTTTCTTACGCTTGTTGAAGATGCTATAAGCACGAATGATGTGAGTCAGACGACGAGTGGAAATCACTTCATCAACACCACCATCCTTGAAGGTTTTGCGAATTTGCTCTGCCCAGAAAGCAAGCTTCTGACAGAACTCTTCATCTAGAACACCAAGCTTTGCAGAAAGCTTTTCAAGAATCTTTTGCTCGATCTTAGGAGTCGGATAATCCTGCTCGAAGGTGAGAGCAAATCGCTCAAGGAATGCTTCGTTCAAAACATTGGTGCCAATGAAACGACCATCATCAGAACCCTTGCCCTTGGTGTTTGCAGTAGCAATGATAGTGAAACCATGGGTAGGCTTCACATAACGACCCGTTTTTTTCAGGAACACGCCCTTACCTTCGAGGATGGACTGAAGACACATGATCTTGTTAGAAGCAAGGTCGATCTCATCAAGCAGCAGAACAGCACCACGCTCAAGAGCTTCAATCACAGGACCGTTGTGCCACACAGTGTTTCCATCAACAAGACGGAAACCACCGATCAGATCATCCTCATCAGTTTCAATAGTGATGTTTACACGAATCATCTCACGCTTTAGTTGAGCACAAGCTTGCTCCACACTGAAAGTTTTACCATTACCAGACATGCCAGTGATGAACACAGGATAGAAGACGTTAGAAGAAATAATTTTCTTAACGTCACTAAAGTTACCAAAGCTGACGAAGTTATCATCTTTTTCAGGAATCAGGTTTACTTTTTCCACAGTTTCAACTGCAGGTTCTGCAGCAGGTGCATTGTAAGTTTTCTCAAGTTGGTCAGCAGTCAGCGACCAACGACCATGACCAACTTTGTATTGATCGAGACGCTTAGCAATAGTCGGGTGAGAAACATCAAAATGTTTTGCTGCAGCATACACGGCATTAGTGCCGAAATCGTTACCATAGTTTTCAGAAATAAAAGCGGTCAGTTCGTTCATGTTGATCTGGGACATGCGAGGCATAACAAAAGGCTCCGTTGATTGGGATGTTCTTAGTATAGGGGAGAATCTCTCCCCTGTCAAATCAGGGTGGACAGCTGCTCAGCTGACCAGGGTAGCGAACGAAGAAAGGATTTTCTTGCTGGTTCGCTTGGTCTTCATTGTATCACGGAATGCCTTGGCGATCTGAGCATCGCTGGCATCTTCTGTGACAGTAAACGTAGTGTCCTGGTTCAGCTTAGATGAGGCAAGGGTATACAGAGCATCATATCCAATGTCATTGAATTCATACGAGTGCTCCTTTCGCCACACTTTAAATGCAGCGGCAACTTTCGCATCATCACCATTCCTAAAGATTTCATTCACTCCCCTGAACAGATAACTGAATTCAGAACCAGAAAGAATTCGGAATCCAATCAGATTTACAAAGGGGAAATTGTGCTTGAGATTTTCCAGTAAAATAGTAGTCAAACCATTGCGATGACCATTATCAAAGTTGCGATAAACGTGACCAGTTTTACGATCACGAAGAGCAGTCAAATCATTGACAGTATTACGACCAAGATAATCTACATCACGACCATACTTACGACGAACATCAACACTATATTGAAGACCGTTACCGTCGCCATCGGTAAGGATAACAACGTTAACTTTCTGAAGTTGCTCCCTGTTTTTGAACATGGGAATAATTTGATGTAGTGCAATGATGCTTTCATTGAGAGGAGTGCCACTCAAATCCAAACCAGCTGGACAGCTGTAACGGCAGTAGCTCTTACGATCTTGACGAACAGCAAGACGCCAGAGATTGATACAATCATTTTCAAAATCTTTGCTATTCGTTTTTGATGTCAACATATTCATCAAAGAGAAACGATTGTGGATGATGATGTGACCATCTTTCTTTTCACAGATTTCACGATCCCATTCTGCATCAGGATCGGCATAGCGATCATTCCACTCGTAAGTAAATGCATACACCTCAAAAGGAATCTGAACTTTACGACAGAACCATACAAGGTTCAACAGTTGCTTGACAGTATCCAGAAGATAATCATTCATAGATCCAGACCAGTCAAGAATAAAGATCAGACCATGATTCTTACCATCAGGGATGATAGAAACTTTCTTGAACAGATCTTCATTATACTTGTAGGTATGAAGCATCTTGGTATCAAGAACTCCAGTGCGAGCAGTGGAAGCACGAGCATAAGCATCAGCAGATTTCCTACACTCAAACTCCTTTACAAGATAGTTTACTTCCTTAGTAGATTCTTTTTTGTAGTTACGATATGAAGTATCAGTTCCTGCAAACAAATCAACATGCTTATCAATTTGTGCTTGCTGATGATTAAACTGTTCATTGATATAATTACGAAGCAAAGTATTATCTGCAACGATTTTATTGATATCAAATTTAGGCAGTTCTACGTAGTCAGTTTCATGACCGTGAGAATTTTTATCGGTAAGAGATTCCAGCTCAGAATCAAAAGATCGCTGAGTTTTAGATACCTCTTCATCGGAAGGACCACCAGCTTTTTTACCAGTAGCAATATCTTCATCCGCTTCAATCTGACTATCTCCTTCTTCTTTCTTTTGCTGAGGTTCTTCTGAAGATTCATCACCATCCATATCCACAGACATAGATTGTCCACCATGACCCTGCATAATTTCTTCACGGTCAACAGAAACCTCGATCTGCTCTTCCTTATATTTGTCTTTGAGGAAAGATACAATCTGCTCACAGATCATCAAGACATCAGCAAAGGTTTCTGCCACTTCTGTCATCTCAACAAACTGCTTCTCATCCTCAGAAAAAGGAATCAGTGCAAACGCACCCACCTTGAAGTGAAGGTTGATACGATCAATAAGAGACATCGCAGACATATCTTCATCCGCAATAGAGAAGAAATCTGACTTATTAAGTTCTTGATATCCGTTGTAAAAACTGCGAGCAAGACCAGGATACTTACGCTTCATCAGTTTCTCAATGCGAGCATCTTCGATCACATTGACATAATCTGGAGGGATGGGTTGAGTCAAACACTCACGCCAATCATCTGCTGGGGTATAGAGTGCATGACCCACCTCATGCCCAACCAGAAGGTCGTATACGGTGCCTGAAGCACGATCCCAGATAGGAAGTACCAGAACACGGTTAATTACATCAAAAGATGCAGTAGCTACCTTCTTGTGCTCAATCACAAGGTTTTCGGTGGCAAGCAGCTTGGCGAGGTTGCCTTTGACTTCGTGGTTGATGGGCATTGGTTTTGTCTGAACTGAAGTCAGTATAGACCATAAAAAAGGAGGGTGTCACCCCTCCTGTGCCACTTCAAAAGTCGTCTCCTTGACGTAACTGAAGTTTTTAACTTTTTCGCAATGCCAAGTAGAATGAAACTTATCTTCCATTCCTTCTTTGTGACTAATAACAAACACGTTGGTATTCTTGTCGAAGTTTCTAAGAATCCAACCAAGCTCACTACTACCACTAGTATCTAGAGATCCATCAAAGATCTCATCGAGGATAAGGAGGTTAGTGTCAACGCTATTTTTAAGTTTAGCAACAGCTCTCCAAGTAAGCAGAAGAGAAATATCAATACGAGCTTTTTCTCCCTCCGAGAATGATTCGTAAGAGAAGATGTCTCTATATCTTGATTTGATTGTTTCCTCAAAATTTTCATCGAGAGTAAAGTTAACATAGAAATCCATGTTTTGAAGATACTCGTTAACGAGTTTATTCATAACAGGAAGATACCGTTTAATGATTCTGGTTTTGATACCATTATCTTTCAACAGTATAGCAGCAGTTTGCAAACATTCACGTTCTTCCTTAACAATACTTAATTGTTTCTTTAGATTTGCCTGCTCCTGTTCATACTCGTCAAGCTTTGCATACGCTTCACCTTCCGATCCTGTCTGGTTCTTAAGGTTTTCGATTTCTTGTTGGAGTTGTTTGATCTGTCTTTCGATTCGATCATTTGTAGTGCGAGCGAAATGAATCTTAGAATTGTAATCATTGATTTCGGATTGTAGATTGATAAACTCTTTGTGGCGATTTTCTTCTTCTTCAATTGTTTGTTTGATCTCATCAAAACCTTTATTGAGATCAGTAATAGAACCCATGATCTTATCAAGTCGATTCTGTTTAAGATCATCATCGATATGCTGACCACATGTAGGACAGCTTTCATTCTCACTGAAGAACTGATGTTCTTTTTGATAGCTACTAAACTTCTGCTGAATCTTCCCTTTTAAAGTAGTAAGCTTTTTAAGCTTAGCATCAGCACCTTCATGACTTTTAGATCGATCTATAAGTTCCGATACTTTATTAGAAAAGTCAATGATAGATGAATCATGGGACTGTTGTTCAATCCTAAACTCATCGATCTTATCTTTTCTACTATCTATTTCAGATTCAGTTTTCTTTTCAATATCACTGATGAACGCTTTCTGCATTTCAATTTTTTCCGAAAGCATGTCAAGTTGATAGTCACGTTCTTTGATATCATCGTTAGCAAATTTAAGTTTCTCTTTTAAATTTAAATTCATCACAGAAAAGATCTGGATGTCAAGGATATCCTCAATGATTTCTCGACGTGATGCAACAGGTAGTCGCATGAAAGGAATGAAGTTTGAAGATCCAAGAACTACAATCTGAGTAAAAGATTTGTAATTCATTTTGAGGATGTTTTGTTCCAGTTGTTTTTGCTGATCAATGATAGAAGAATTTTGATCAAGCAAAGCACCGTTTTGCCATATCTCAAATACAGCTGGTTTGATACCACGAACAATTTTATATTGATTGTTTCCGATATCAAATTCAGTTTCGGTGAGGCAATCGGCACTGTTGATGCTATTGACTAGCATCGGTTTATTAATTTTTCTATACGGTTTACCGAAGAGAGAAAAAGTCAACGCATCTAAGATGGTTGACTTGCCTGCTCCATTTTTACCAACAATCAGATTGGTTTTGTTTTTAGTTAAATCAATTTCAGTAAAGACATTTCCAGTAGAAAGAAAATTCTTCCAGCGAATTTTTTTAAATGTAATCATCGTAAATCTTTTGGTGGAATCAGGAAATCATCTATCGTAATGATAGCATATTTTTGGTCTCGCTCTTCGCAAGCATTAACAATTAAATCTTCTTCGATTTCATATATTTGCATCTCTGGATAATCATCTAGCATTGTAAGTTGAAAATGATATCTATCAGCATCATCCTCACACTCAAAAATAGGGATAATTTGTTCACCTTCGTCGCTTATTACTGAAAATACGCCGTCTGGTTTATCTTTGAGTGTGAGAATAAACATCATACTACTTCACAACTTTCAATATATAGGGATCTCATAATTGACTTAAGTTCGTTTTTATTTACGGACATCTCTACCTCATCAATGTATTCATTTAGTAGAGAAAGCGTATCGGTAATTTCAAGATTAATGTCCACATCTTTCTTATCTTTTTCAACCATTGTTTCAATGATCTTAAGATCAAGGACGTTTGCGTTGTATAAAGATTCGATTAGTTTTTCAAACTTAAAGAAATCAGTTTTTTGTTCGACAACAACTTTTACATAAGTATTAGCATATTCTTCTGGATTAATTTCTTGTGGTTGTGAATCATCGTAATAGATTTTCTTGAAGATTTCAAATGGATTTTTGATGAACTGTAGTTTATTTGACTTTGGTTCGTAGAGATGAAATCCTCGTGGATCCTTGTAATCATTCCAGAACATCTGATAAGGATTGCCAAGGTAAGTAATGTTACCACGACTTGACTTGTGGTGGAAGTGTCCAGAAAATACTTGCTTGAATTTGAAGAAGATGTCTGGATCCATACCACCTTCATGAAGCATACCAGGAGTTACTTCAAATCCATTCAGTTCAAGATGTCCCATAGCAATCTCGGCACTGGTATCCTTGATCCATCTCATTGTCTCTTCATAGTTTTGAGCATTGATCCAAGGCAACATTAGAATTTTAGTGCCTTCAATCATTACTGTTTCTGGCTGAGAATAGATCTGAATATTATCGTAAGTATCGAGAAGAAGATCTGGTGCGTTGATTTCATTCGTGTTCTTGTAGTAAACACAATGGTTACCCAAGATCATATGAACTGAAATATTGTTGTCAGCAAGACGATCAAAGTAATTCCTGCGAATACGAGCCCAAACATTATAATCAATGTTCTTACGATTATCAAAAGTATCTCCGAGGTCTATAACTGTTGTTATCCCTCGTTCCTTAAGTGTTGGAAAAAATACTTCATCATAAAACTTATTAAAGTATTCCCAGAAAGCAATGCTTCCTTTTCTACCATCAAGATGTTGATCAGTGATAAGTGCTACTGTCATCGATTCATTCGTGTTTCAATGTTTTCTTTGATACTACCCATATCAGAATAATTATGGTTCATGCCAGCCATATCGGCACCATAATCATCTGTGTGCATAACTTGATCGTAACCTGATCTCTCAAGTATTTTGTTCTTGATTTCAAGTTGTTTCTTTTCTTTTTGAATTCTCCTCAAGAAAGCATACCAAATAATTTGAGTGAAGTATGCAAATGGGTTTTGTGATTTCTCTGGATCAAAGTTATCAATGTATTGTAAACAATTCTCAATGCCATCACAAATCATATCCTCACGGAACATGTAGTTGACAAAGTTTGGTTTGTATGATAGGTGAGTAGCAATCTTGAGAAAGCAGTCACCAATATAGTTGGGAACTATGGGGCGAGGAGATCCAGATTCCTTTGCTTGCTTGACCTTTGTTCTGTATTCAATCAATGCTTGTAGGAATTCCTTATTGTTTACATAGAACTCCTTGCTTTTTGTTTTTGCCATAGTTCATCACTAATAAAAATAATTGTGTTGAATCTATCATAACACGAGGCAATCGGAATGTCAAGGGGGTTGACAAACCTCATAAAACCCAGTAGAATAACTCTGTCAGGGTTCAAGATTAATAATATCTATTAATTACTTATAGATACTCATTAGCTTTTATTAAATATATCTTCTAGAAACTTCTTAGTTTCCTTTACAGATCCTAAGTAACCCATCCTTTGACTAAACTGATTAGGTTTAATATTAACAGTATCTGGATCTATGAATCCTTCTCCAGATAAATTCTTTAAATAAAATACTTCTATCTTTTTATCTAACTCACTCATAGTAATGACTTGATTCATTTTAATAATATACATTGAATCATAACTTGATTTAATCCAATCTTTTAGTATGAATGCTTCCTGAGAAGATTTACCTTTAACAGCTTCTACTGTCATTGGATTCTCTATTAATAAAGAATCTTCATCAGGAAGATAACATACCTTAGCAATGATTTCTTCACCAGAAGTAAGTTTAATAGTTGAATAAAATTCTTCTTCCATTGTTATCTTAAATCTATTTTTATTGTTTCATACTTAAAGTTCTCTTCATCATAAATTTTAATTCTTTCTACCAAATGGTTTAAAGTATAGTTTTGTCTTGACTTTGAAGAGATATCATCAGCGATATCATAAAGAGTAGCAATATCTTTATCTTCTCCTTTACGTAATACCCTACCAATAGATTGTAGATTTCTTACTCTAGATTTAGATGGTGAAGCAAAGATAATATTGTGCAGTTTCTTAATATTAATACCAGTACTAAAGGTTCCGTAAGATGCAATAATTACAGCATTATTTTCTTGTTCAGTAATAGATCTGACTTCTTCTCTATCCTCAACGTCAGTTGAACCATGAACAAAGAAAACTTTACGGTCTCCCCCTATAGCAGTATTTATTAAATCAAACAATGGCATACCATGCTTCTCCACATAGTTAAACAAAACTAATGTGTTGCCATCAATATCGCATACGAGATTCTTAATAAGATTGTTTCTCTTGCGATTGTTCACAATGTATTCCATTTCGGAATGATAATCTTCAAAATATTGATACTCATGCTTACAGACAAGAATCTTGATACGAAAATTGGACAAGTGACCTTTCTTAATCAGATCATCTGTTTTCGTAACTTTTTCACATGAGCCAAACAATCCTTCAAGAACCCACTTGTGAGTTTTACTTCCATCTAATGTTCCAGTAAATCCGAAACGATACTTAGCATTATGAAGTTTAGTCATGATTCCTGTGAGAGATTTTGACTTAAATAAGTGTGCTTCATCACCGATAACACAGTCAATATCGTCAAAATACCTTTTGGGAAATTTGTAGATTGATTGCCAGGTAGAAATGATGACAGGCTTATCTGTGTTCTTATCTTTGCCCGAATAAATTGTATGACAGAATTCGTCGGCATTCCATCCATAATCTTTGAAGTCCTTTAACATCTGCTCAACCAACGATGTTGTTGGGACGATCAATAAAATTTTCTTATTAGTGGCTACGTAATAACGCACTATACTATAAATCATCAAGGATTTTCCTGATCCAGTTGGAGACAAAAATAATCCACGATTATTCTTCAGTGCTTTGTATACCGTCGCATATTGATAATCTCTTGGAGCATATTTACAGATCTTATCCATAAACACTTTGATTCCAGCAGGAGAAACAAATCCATTAGTTTCTTCTACCTCCCCATACCAATCGTTATTTTCATACTGAAGTTGATACTGACGTTCTCCACACCACTCTTTCAAGTGAGGCAAAAGACCACCATATAGTTCTCCTGTGGCTGGAGAATACAAATGGATAGTTCCATCCCAGTAACGATACTTTGGATTTCTTTTTAGAAACTTTGCTTCTGGTACTTCAAAAGAAAAATAGTCCGACAACTCACGATGAACATGAGGTTCGGACAAGATCTGAAGAAATACTTCGTTCTTTTTGCGGATTACAATTCTCGACATTATGTGTCACCATTAATGAATTTTTCCCATTCAATTGCATTCTTGACATGATAATTTCTTTGTGAAATCATCCTTAAAACTTGATCTAGATAATGCAAAGCTTGATCAACATACTTGATCTTTGCTTCTAAATTAATGATCTCTTCGTCTGACTCAAGATAAACCTTCATTTTCTCGGCAGTTTTTATACTAGATCCAAATGGTTTTTCTGCGTATACTTTTGGATCTGCTTCCCCACCGTAGTACTCACGTTTTTCTCTAACCAGTTTTCTAATTTCAAACTCTAGAGAAGTTTTAATTTGACTAAGATCTGTGTAATGGTTTAAGTATTTATTGTGTTGGAAAGGGATCTCAAGTGATAACCTAGCGAGATCTTCTGTGTATTCTTTATTTTTAAATTGGAAATCAATTTCAGTATCTTTGCTCCACTCAGATTTGATGTGGTCAAAGATTTTAACAAGTTGTTCAAATTTCATAGTTTAAAGTTTTCGTCACGAATTGTGTAATTAGTATACTTAAAAACGACTTGAGCTGTAAAGTATTCTACATCGGTGACAGTAGAATCAAATTGAATTGGAGTTAAACTAACTGGAAATAAATTTTCGTAATCTATAATATGGTTAGTATTAAAATTAGATGTCAATATATGCAACTGACCACCAGAGTACTGGGGCTCATTTGTTGGCATATGCTGCTCAGAAGCTCCATTACGTCTAATCCAATTGTGAATAGATTTGTAGTTAATTAATTCTTCATCAATAATAAAAGTAAGATTAAGATCTCCATAAGAAACTCCACCTCCCCCAACAATAGGAAAATTTCTAAACCTAGTTGGAACTTCTGTAACTGGCACAGAGATTTCTGGAAGAGTTGCTGATTGACAAAAGAAATCTACCCCCTCAAATAATTCAAGAACAATCTTAAATCCAATAGGGGATAGGTAATTTCTATTTGATGGTTGCTCCTTATACCAATTGGCAGGCATGTCAACTTCCCAAGCTATCTACTATTTATTTGCATAAAAAAAGCTCCCCGAAGGGAGCTTAAAAACCTTATGGATAAATCACATGAGGTTGATAACTTGTACTCTTCTGTAGTACATGTTAGCGTTAGCGGTGAGTGCCTCGCCATCAGGAGTACCATTATAAGCACCGTTGGTGGTAACGAATGGGTTCGATACCATGCCGTAACGGGTCTTGAAGCCAATCTTAGGCTGGAAGGTCTCTGGATCAATGCTGCGGAGCATCTGGAGAGGAACATATGGGCAATAGAATAGACCAGCATCATAAGGTGAAGAACCCTTATAACCCATGACATAGTAGTGCTTGTCCGAAACATTAGCCGAATAAGGATCAACGAAGACCTTAATACGACCATTGATGGTGCCAACTGCGAGGTTGCCAGTGTCATCAACGCCACCGATGGAAGGACCACCAGCACCAGTTAGACCTGAGCTATAGTCAAGAACGCCTGCCATTGCAAGAGCTGAAGCAACGTCAGCCGAGCAAATTAGGAAGTTGCCCTTACCTCTACGAGTGTCCTGAGCGATAGCATTAGCATCACGCTCAATCTGGAATAGAAGACCCTTGAACTTCTCAACCGACCAACGACCGTTTGAATCAACGTCAAGGTCAAAGATACCAGCGTTAGCAACGTTGTTCTGAGCACCTTTCTTAGCAACAGTATAAACTGTACGAACAACCTCACGGTTGATCTCAGCAAGAACTTCGCTGGAAAGAATATTGGCAAGCTCTTGCTCAGCATCAAGACCATGGATAGCCTTAAGGTCTTGTGCAAGCTCTAGAGTGTACTCAGCACGTAGTGCTCTGGACTTTGCAGTTACAGAGGTCTTCTCGATGCTGAAGCTCATCTCACGGAAGAGACGACCTGACTCGCCCATACGCTCAAGGTTCTCACGGCTCATGCCACGAGCAACTTCATAAGCATTAGCTGCAGGTGAAGCATCGTTGAGTAGAGCAGGGTTGTTACCCTCAGAATCTCCACCAGAACCAGCACCGTTGCGAACGTTATAATCGCCAAGTGCAGCGTCGTAACCAGCAGAGAATCCAGTATCTGGTTCGTTGAAGAGTGCTTCTTCGCCAGCTTGATTCTCGTAGCGTGAACGCATTGCGAAAATAAGTCCATTAGGACCGCTCATTGGCTGAACACCACAAACGTCATATGCCATTAGATTTGGCATCGAACGACGAACTAGGCTGATTAGAATTGGATCAAAACCAGCAAGTCCAGTTGCGTTATTAGCAGCTGATGATAGAGCAGCGCCTGATGCGCCATTAAGACCTGCAGAACCAGTGAAGCTATTTACAGGGGTGGTCTCGTTAAGAATAGCTCTCTCCTCACGGAGTGCTCTCTCTTGGTTTTCCAGGAGAACTGCGGTAACAGCCTGTCTATACTTATCCTGAATGGAAGGAGCCTCGGAGTGCTCAAGAACAGGTGCCCACTTTTCCTGGAGATGTCTAGCGTTAAACATTAGTGTCTCCTTGTGTTTTCTTTGAAAAGTAGTTATGTATTATTTATAAAATTCACTTCCAGCGTGAAATTGCATTTAGATACGCTGCCATTGCTGGTGCCATATCTTGTGATTCTACTGGAGTTTCATCGGTTACGTCTGCAATAGGTGCAGCGTTAGGGAAGTATGACTCACGAAGAGTCTTGACTGCTTCAGTAAATTTCTCTACTGATTCAAATGTTACTCCCTCTGCTAGCGAAGCAAGTTTTTCTTTCTGAGTATCAGCAAGACCTTCTGAAATTTGATTCAGAATAATGTCTTTATGCGACTCAGCAAGACGCTTATTTAATTCAATGTTACGCTCAACCTGTTCGTTGAGGCGTGCTTCCATCTCACAAAGCTGGTCAGTCATTTCCTCGACAACATCAACTTTCTCGTCGGGGATGTTGATGTAGTGCTCAGCAAAGAGACCCTTAAGACCTGCGATGAAGTCCTCAGTAATCTCATTGCGAAGACCACGATCAATAGCAACTTGGTTATGCTCTACCCAATTGGTAATAGCATAATTTACGGTTCCCATTACTTCTTCGGAAAGTTCTGCTTTAATAGCTTCTACTTTCTCATTAACTTTAGCTTCAAAAGCTTCCTCTAGCTTTACTGCCTCTTCAGCAAGACGTGACTTGACAGCAGCTTCTAGAATTGTTTTTGCTTTTGTTTTGAAATCTTCCGAAAGATCTTCACCTTCCGTAAGAGCAGCAACGTCACCAGATAAGTCGATCTCTTCAAACGAAGGCTTGATTGGATAAGATACATCTGGACCAGTGCTGGTTCCATATGCTACTTGAGCACCAACCGTTGGCGTTGCATTCATGCCAGTTGATTCGCCAGCTCTTTGCTGGGGATCACCACTAACTGGCGTAATAGGAGCGGCAGCTTTTGCTCCAGGGTTGTCTTCACCCTCGTCATTACCATCTGGCTTAGGACCACCGAGATCGGTGCCTTGAGTTTGATGATAAGGAGCAACTGCTTGAGTGGTAACTGTAGGTTGTGGATCTTTGCCACCACCTCTGGTCTGAGCATCGCTAACCTGACCAGGAGCGGAACCTTGACCACCTGGAATAACTGCTGCTGTTACGGTTGGCATAGGATCCCCCGCTTCAACAATAATTCCAGCTTCAGTTACAAGCTCCTCAAACTTTTCGTTTAACTTATCTGACATTTGAGTTTTCCTCGTAATTTTCCTATAAGATTATTCTATG